CTCTCACTATTTCTATACTTCCAACTAGCACCATCTTTTATTTGTGGGTCAGAAGCGAATTCACCAGTTCCACCTGTAAAACTACCACTTACAGGATAAGCGTATAATGTATCCGAAGTAGTTAGTTCCGTAGGATTAGCATCATACATATTAAGGTAAAACTTCATACTACTTGATGGATTAGGCATTGTTCCGTTGACAATAGAGGAACTAATGTAAGTTAAATCAAATTTTATTAAAATACGAGATACGTTTACGGTAGCACCTGTAGGACTTACATCCTTTCTAACTTCTAATATTGCATCTAAGCCAGTATTTAAAGATTGACTAGCTTGATAAAGTGTTGTATCTACTGATGGATATTCAAAATAATGCATTCTAACCTCCTACCGTACCAACTACTTTTCCTTGAATATCTGTATCAGGATATTTCAGTTCGAAGATTGCTGGGTCTAATGATGGATGATACACTCCGTTGTAGTAAGCATTATCCATATCGTAAAAATTACCTGAATAACCATCTGCACTTCTGTACTTATTACTTATAATAATTTGTGGCTTATCAGCTGGATTAGCAGTTGCTGGAACTGCATCATCAGGTGTTACCACAGCGGCTACACCATTTATAACTGATAACTGATAAACTAAATCAGAAACAATTATGGGTTGATTTATTTGCCATCTATCTATATTGAAAAAGTCTTTTACTTTATCTATACATCTAACCAATACTTCGTTTTTATTAAATTGTGGTAGAACCATTATTGAAAATTTAACTCCTATGTTAATAACATAAGCTGGTTTTATATTGATAGCATCTGTTACCATCCTATACTGCCCTAAGTAAGTTTGTAAATTTTCTTTAGTTGCTTGATTTGGCGATGTTAGTTTTTTATCACCATCATAACTAAGAACATATAAGTTTAGTGATAATGGGTTTCTGTTATTTGCGCTTTCAGCCATAATTTTTCCTTAACCGTAAGTTTGTGTTTCAGCAGTTCCACCTGTAGTTGTACCTGATGTTCCTTCACTATCGGTACCTGTATCATCAACACTAAGTTCAGCTACATCATTCAAGTAATCATCTTGAACAACATATACTTTTGAAATACTTCCAAATCTTGATGGCATTGATAATGCTCTAACCATATAGTCATTTTTAGTTACAGCTCTGTTTTGTGTTTGGAAGTTAGCAGCTGCATTACTCTTTATTTCTCTCAATGTTTCAGCGTTCTTTCCACCAACAGCAGCTTCCGTATTGCTAACTCGTAGTGAATTTAAAGTATCATTTACTAACGCTGATGATAAAGTAGATGAATTTGGAATTGAATCTGATTTAGATGTAACTACTGTTAATTGATTTGAACCTATATTATCATTTTGACTAGCACCATATGCATAAGTAAAAGTTAAGTTGGTGTTGGCTGGTGCTAATCCATATGTACGTGTTTTAAGAAAGTTAGTTGGGTCAAATGTAGTATCTAATTTACTAACACCAGTTGATAAACTTGAACCAACATTATCTGGATTAGGTATAATTTCTTCATCTGGATTATCTGATATACCTGAGCCAAATCTTATTTCCATTCTGTTATCATCTCTTAGATATGTTGCAAATCTTCTTGGCGTTCTTTTCAATTTCATTAGATAAGGTGTATCACCTGAGTATGATTGTAAATCAGGTGAGTTAGTAGAATTGTTTTCCATTTGGTCTACGATCGTATCCTGTCCTAAAGACATAACTTCATACCAATCATTACCATCACTATCTGTACACGAAATAACCTCATTTACATTTGGTTCTGCTAATACAGTTGAATCAAATTGTTTTGAAGTTCCAAAATTTATTACTTCTTCTTTTATATCACCACTTACAGCATCTACTCTTTTCTTTAATAAAAATTTTGTTGGTGTTCCACTTGAATCTTCCTCATAAACTTCAAAGTAAGTTGGGTCTAGTGAACTTGAAGCCGCAAAGTTAATTGGGTCTGTAGTTCTAAATGTTGTGGAACGTCCATTATCACTAACTCTCATACCAGCATCAATTATAGGCGAGTAATTAAAATTAGGTCTTGCCGAACCACCAACACCTTGTGATGGTACAGTTACATATACATCTAATTTAACCGAAGCTGGTGTTCCTGTTTTTGGTGTGTATCCTAATGATTGTGCAATATCATATACCGCCTTAGTTTCTTCAGCGTAAGCTAGTATAGTTTCTTTAAAAGTATTATCCACATAGTAAGATAATACATCACCTACATATGATGCCATTTCAACAAACATCATACCAATAGAACTATCACTAAAATCTGTGTAAGTGTTTGGAAAATATGTTTTGGCAAATTCTACAAGACTATTTCTAAATTGAGAAAAGTCTTTGTTCAAATATTGAACCTCTTTTTTAACATCTTTTTTTAGATTTGTTGATTCAGCCATTACTAATCTCCATATTGATTATCTCGTTCATTACTACTTTCTCTTCCTGCATCAGCAGCCGTTGGTACTTCTGTGAAGAAACCGCCAGGATCTATATCAAATGTAAAGTTAGATGAGTCGGTAAAGTCTGCAGAAAAATCAACACTAACTCTTACAATATTCTCATTAGATTCATCTGCTACTACAGTAACAGAATCTACTGTTACACCTGACATAAATGTTTCTACAGCTTCATTTATTGATTGAACGATAGCATTTTCTAATTCTATCGTACCAGCTTGGTACTGAAAACATATTGATATTAAATCTGTGCCAAAATCTAAGTTACGTCTTTCACCTTTTTGTGTGAGTAACAAATTTCTTAGGTTATCTTTTATTTCTCTACCATAGTCAAAATTTTCTTGAAACGTTTTACCACCAAACGTTAGTGGATAAGCCATCCCAAACGGTATACCTAATTGTTGATTTCTTAATACACTCATTATTTTTTCTTGTTAATATGTTTCATTAAATCGCTGTAATCTCTCGTTAGTGCGTTCATAACACCATCAGGAACAGAATTAGGATCTACACCAGCTTTTTTAGCAGTATCTATACCAACCAAATCTCGTTTAACTTCTTTACCACTACCGTATCCAAGCATCTCAGCCATTCTACTACTATCGAAAGGTTTACCACTCATAGTTGGATAGTCATCCGTTTCTGAAGATTTTTTGGTTAACCCAACTGTTTCATTTAAAACTTCATTTAGAGATTTATTCTTAGTGTACTGCTTGTTCTCTACTTGTTTTACCTGTTTTTTGGGTTTAACTTCTTTTGATAATTCAACTAAATTTACTTTTTCTTTATCATTAATAAATATTTCGTTTAGTTGGTTTTTGATTTCTTCTGATACGATTTTTCTTATTACAGCTTTTAATCTCTTAGCAGTCATAATAATACCTCTTAGTTTGCTTTTTGTTCTTTTCTAGCTTTAATCTCTCTAGCTTGCCTACGAAGAGTGTATCTCTTCAGTATGCTATCAGTTGGAGCATCAGCTATGAATGGGTCTGTTTGTGCCCATATTGGTAGTTGATTTAAGATTTCATCTCTATATTCATCTCTACCCTTATTTACTTCATCTATTAGTTTATTGAGTTGTTCTTTATACTCTTGTATATCCTCATTAATTAATTCTTTTTGTTTTTTAGCAACCTTTTCTACATACTCAGCTTCTTCTTTTGATTTTTCAATAAATGCTTGTGTTTTAGCTGCTAGAAAAGCATTAAAGCCAGGACCAGCTGCTGAAGCATTAGCTGCAGCTTCTGATGCTGTAAACCCTGCTTTTATTTTTTTAAGTGCACTTATTATTCTATCAAGTGTACTAACACTATCTTCAGTTTTTTCTAAATTTTCTTTTTTCTCTCTTAACTTTGCTAGTTTTTCTCTAGCATTTTGTATACGTTCTCTATTTTTATCACCCTCATATATTCTTCTTAAATTATCTTCTCTTAACTCTATTTGTTTTCTTTTTAAATCTGCTGTTTCTGTAGTAACATAAGTTTGTATCTTTTTACTAAATAGTTCAATTAGGTAAACAAATGGATTTCTACTAGCCATAATTAACTCGTAAAGTTTCTATTAGATAATGTATCCTCTAAAAATGGTAACACACCACTATCTATTTGTTCTCTTAATTTAGTAGCTGCCATTTCTACTTCTAAAATACTATTATTTGGATTAGGCGCAGTTACATCGGTTAATCTATTTGCAAATACTTTTAAAGATATTAACAACGTTTTAAAAACTTCCATAAATATATCACCCTTAACTAAACGTTGAGCTGCGGTTCTATCACCTAAATTAATAATAGGAGCTTCAAAATTAATTCTATCACGAGCAGTTAAGTTAATATTTTGGTTAGCAAATAAATGTACATCATTTAACCTAGCATTAAAAACTATATTATCAGAATTTCCCATTAATTGTGCACCACTAAAAGAATCTCTATTAGATAATACTCTGCCTGGTGCAACTTTCGATATCAAATCAACTGTTAAATCAATAGTTTCATTTTCAGTAAGATATAAAGAACTTGCATCAGTATTTATAGCTTGTTCTACTAATCCTGTTCCACTTTCTTGTAAATTAAGCGCTTCTTTTTTAAACCTAGTATCATCTTCAACTGAAGTTCCATTAGTGTGTAATTGTCCTGTAGACATTTTTATATTAGATGAATTTGGTTGTTCATCTTGTTCACTGCTTAAACGAATTACATTACCAAATCTACCTTGTAATACAGTATCGCCTGGATTTAGTTTAGTTTGTCCTATTACTAAAGGTTTAAAAGTACCATTATCATCATATCCTGAATCATCAATTTGGCTTTCATCGGGTATAGATGAGTTTCCATCTGTATTAAAGATATCTTGATATCTGTTTACTTTTAACTCACTTTCCTCTTTCTTTGTTAAATCGCTTAAACCAGTATCTCTAACATTTAAACTTAAATTTCGTTTTCTATTTACAACATCTACATAAAAAGGTTCATCTCGATAATCAACACATAAAACCGTTTCTCCCTTTATTGGTAGTTTTACAAAGTTTGAATTAAGAGGAAATCTCCACGGTAATTTTTCTTCATCTACTCCTTGTTCACTTGTAAATTGTCTTGCTTTTATTGCACCATAGTAAGAAATATCAGGATTTGTAGTATCTGGTATAAGTCTTTTGGCTTTTTCTAAATCTTCTTCACTTGTTATTACTCTCAAAACTTCAGCGGCTTCTATCTCATAAAACTTTTGATTAGCTAAGTAACTAAATTCAGTTTTTATAATACTACTTAAAGATTCTTCAGTAACTAATGAAGAGTTTATTTTTGGTAGTCTTGATTTGTTATCTAATGATTTATCAAAATATGACATTAATTTCCTTTAGAACTACTAAATGAATGCTCTGATTTTT